GAGCGTGGATGGCACCAGTAGATCAACCTCATGAGAACTTTGTGTTCCCAGAGGAAGTTCTTCCGAGGGGCAACGCACTCTAAAAATAAATAAAGGAGTTCTTGGAACTCCTTTTTTTATGTTCCTAATACTATTTTCTTTCATAGCATTTGGATTTTTTATGTTCATATTGTCAGTGCTTCAGGATTTATGATAACATCTGAAACACCTTATAAACTTGCAGAAATAATTCGTGATACTTGGCCACAACTTTACAGACCACCAATAAAGACTTATAATCAACCAAAAGAATCTAAAAAAGATGTATGATTATTGGGTGGTAACAGATAGAACCACTGGTAGAGTAATCGCTCATTGTGGAAGTGAGGGGGACGCAATAATGTTATTTGAGTTTAATCCAGATAAAAGAACTTATCATAAACAAAAGTTTATTCTGGATCAAGTCATTACAGTAACATCGACAACAGATAAACAACTTTCCGGTCAACAAGGTTTACCTGCAGCAAAAGAAGAACTTCCTCCCATGGAACTTCAACAACAAGTATGGTTACCTAAAGGACAAGGAGTTCCAGTTAACGCTAAATAACTTTCAGTTTTATTCAGACTATGAAATTTACAGTTTATTCAAAAGACGGTTGCCCATATTGCACAAAAGTCCAACAGGTGCTAGAGTTAGCACAACTACAACATGTGGTTTACAAATTAAATACAGATTTCACCCGTGAAGAATTCTATGCAGAGTTTGGTCAAGGTTCCACTTTTCCCCAAGTGAATATAGACGACCAACATATTGGTGGTTGTAATGATACTGTTCAATATCTGAAGGAGCAGAATTTGGTTTAATGGATAGTAACTTTCACGAAGTTTATGGTGATGTTGAAAAAGCAATTGATTATGCTTTTAAAGGACGATATGTTTTGAAGTTTTATGATTATTTAAAAGTTCGTGGAACAAAACGCCATGAAGTTGAGGAGTTTATTGAAAGTGCCACTGCAAACGAAATCAGTAGTCTTGTAATGGACTTGGACGATTACCTTGAAGGTGGTGCTGATGAAATTCATAAACAACTTCGTGAAGGTTATGGGCACATTCCCAAACCAGAAGCAAGAAAGATTCGCAACTACTTGTATGGCATCTTAGAGGATGCTTGGAAATATAGTCATGATAGACGACCAGGAAGAAGGAAAAAGCAAACTAAATAAGTCAGAACCCCAGATTAACAGGGGAGTTGAGTTATTACTACGCAATAGGAGGAGGAAATCATTAGAGCCAAAAACATTTCAAATGAGATTTGGTAAAATGATTTCTCTCTTCCGTAGAGAGTTTCATTTTTACATAGAATTCCATTTTGATATTAAGAAAAAATAAACTCTCTGGAGAAGCAAAATGTTAGCAGTAACACTCACCATCGGCACTCTAGTCTCTATAATGTTCTTTTTTGTGGGTGGAGTAATAGGATGGATGGCAAAACAACATTTCTATGAAAATAATGTTGTTGCTTATACACACCCAGAGATGTTTGATTCACATGGGAATGTAATACCCGACGAAATTTTAGCAGTGAGATTTGAAAACGATTATGACTACTACGACGAAGACGAAGAGGACGACGACGGAAAAACCGATTGAAACTCTTCCTACAAATCCTTTTGTATTTGAAGTTTTAGAACTTGCTTCAAAGCAAAAAAGCAATGCAAAAAAAGTTGAAGTTCTAAAAACATATGAACACGATTCTTTAAAGTCAGTTTTTATCTGGAACTTTGATGAAACAATCATCAGCCTTCTTCCAGAGGGTGATGTTCCCTATGCAAATGCTGATGAGCAATCTGTCTATTCAGGAACTCTCTCCGAGAATCTGAAAAAGGAAGCTTATGGTGGAGAGTCTGCTACGGGACAAGATCTAGACGGGAGGGGAAAAACATCCCTTCGTAGAGAATATCAAAATCTCTATCACTATGTAAAGGGTGGTAACAACGGTCTTACTACAATTCGTAGGGAGATGATGTTTATCAATCTTCTACAGGGACTGCACCCCCGTGAAGCAGAGGTATTAATTCTTACGAAGGATAAGAAACTTACGGATAAATATAAGATAAGTTTTGAAAATGTCAAAGAAGCATTCCCTGATATTACTTGGGGTGGTCGTTCATGACATCTGCAGTTAGCACGGAGAAAAATATGGCAGAGTATGGAAAAGAGGAAAAAACTATTCTGCCTAGCAGTTATGGTTGTGATATTCTTTTAGAAAAAACAACCTTAGATAGAGCAAAGGATTCTTCTTTTCCAAGTGATGCATACCTTATTTGGTATACTGTTGATGAAAAAGATCATGTTGATTTGACTAGAGGAACTAGAACTCGTATTTTTGATATGTACTATGATAAGTATGGTCCAGGTTCGGTTCAAAAAATTGACTTTGGATATGGAAGAACTAACCCTAAACTTTGGGGGTACAAACAACCAGAAAAAAAGAAAAGAAAATGACAGCAGGTTTTGGTGGAGATCCAAATCAAGGAAGACTTGGTAAGGATGCGAAAATTACAATTGACTTAGATAATATTGACTATGTAATCAAGCAATATAAAAAAATAAAAAAATATCAGAAATCATCTCTGTTCGCTATCAAAACAATGGACGGCACAGAAGAGGTTGTGAGTTCATTGTTAAAGGAAGCGGAGGAAAATCCACTGTAAAATGGGAAAGCATTATTTACTTAACTTGTATGGATGCTCGTTTGTCCTTTTGGACGACGAGCGTTGTCTTATAGATCTACTAGAAAATGCTGCAGTTGCTAGTGGTGCTACTGTGATTCAAACAATATCTAAAAAGTTTGAACCACAGGGAGTTACTGTAATTTGTTTATTGTCAGAGAGTCATATCAGTATTCATACTTGGCCAGAAGAAGGAAAAGCAGCAGTAGATGTTTATACTTGTGGTGATTGTAATCCAAAGATTGGATGTGATATTATTATTGAACAACTTTATGCTCAAAATCATACGTTAAGTTACATAGAACGGTAACAAATATTACAAAAATAGTTGACTAAATATCCGCAATGAGGTTATAATACCTCTACGTTCATCCCATATGGGACGGAAGTAAGCCGACTCGGAACGGTACGTTCATTCGCTATTTGCGAATAGCGAACGCAAAAGCCGACTGAAGGAACGCTCTTTAGCCTCAAAATTAAGGAGAAACCTAATGTCACAAGTAGTATATCGTGGTGTCCCTTATGACACCGAAGTGCGTAAGCAAGAACAAGCGCAGCAACAACCTCAACAATACGATGCCCAGTATCGTGGAGTAAAGTTTGTTAAGGAGGTTGAGAAAAAATGAAAAACAATAACTGGCAACTTATTCTAATCAAGAAGCAAAAAGAAAAAGAACAGCGTAAACATCAGGCAAAACTAGCAATGGCAATGCGCTGATATTCTAGGAGGGATTGATTCCCTCCTTTTTTTGTGCTAGACTGTCAGTGTCTCTCTATGGATTGATTATGAAATCTGAAAACTTCCAATCGGAAAGCACTGCTTCTGGGAGTGAGTTTGAAGTACTAGTTGAAAAGAACCTTTTGGACAGTGGATATAAGATCATTTCAACAAATTCTAAAATAGATGGTATTGGTGTTAATGTAGATTATATCGCAGAAAAGAATGGAACTCTAGAGTATGGCGAAGCAAAAGGTGGTAAGTGTGGCGGAAAGAAACGTCCAGGTGCTCAGCGAACTGACAATGTGAAAAAAGCTATATGTAATGGAGCATTACTGAAAGCAAAATATCCAAATGCAAAGTATGTGATTTATTTTTCATCTAAACCAAAGAGTGGAAATTCATCAGACGAAATGATTAAGACTGCAATTGATGCTGGATTTGTTGATGAGGTTAGGTATTTGGAATATTGATAAAGAGGGACTTGACTCCCTCTCTTTTTTTGTCTATAATTACCTTTGTCAGGGTTAATAAAAATGGATAGAGAAAAGCTTAAGCTTATTGTCAGAAACCTTGAATCTCTGGTAGAATGTTTGAAGTCAGAGATTTATTCTGATGTAGATTCGTATAAAGCAAGTTACGAACAAATAGCACCTTATATTAATGATTACGACGAAGTATTTTATGAAGGAGACGATGATGGATATCCCGACTGAGTTTGAGTTTATGAAACCAGAAGTAAAACTGATTAGTGTTACACCAGACGCAGAAAAGCACATGGCATACTGTGCTCGTGTAAGTAATCCTAACAACCAACAGAACGATAAGTTTTCTGGACTGCTCAAGTACTGCATTCAACATCAACATTGGAGCATCTTTGAGCAAGCAACGATGACTGTTGAGATCAATACTACTCGTGGTATCGCTGCTCAAATTCTTCGCCACCGTAGTTTTACATATCAAGAATTTTCACAACGATATGCTGATGCAAATCTTCTAAACAATACTATTCCTCTTCCTGAACTACGTCGTCAGGATACTAAGAATCGTCAGAACTCTATTGACGATATGCCAGACTACCTCAAACTGACTTTGCTTGAAGATATCCGTGTTCATTTTGAGCAGTCTCTGCGCCTCTACAACCGCCTTCTAGAGAAGGGCGTGGCAAAGGAGTGTGCAAGGTTCGTACTGCCCTTGGCGACGCCCACAAGACTCTATATGACCGGTTCTGTAAGGTCATGGATACATTACATTGATCTGCGTTCTGCACACGGTACTCAAAAGGAACATATGGAGATTGCAGAACTGATTCGTTGTATTTTTACTTGTCAGTTCCCTGCAGTATCTGAAGCACTTGGTTGGGTTCGTGACGAAAAATGTGAGGAGTGTGTAGATGCACCTTCTATTACTATTGAATAAATACTCTTATATTTTTATGTAACCTATGGCAATTTATCCAATCGTTCACAAAGAAACTGGTGAAAAGAAAGTCGTTGAAATGAGCGTTCATGACATTCAGCAGTGGTATAAAGATAATCCTGAATGGCAAAGAGATTGGTCACAAGGATGTGCTACCCCTGGAGAAGTTGGGGATTGGCAAAATAAACTTGTCTCCAAACATCCAGGATGGAATGATGTTCTAAAAACGGCATCAAAAGCACCAGGTTCAAAAGTAAAACCATTTTAATCATTCTATGGCAAGAAGAAAGAGAGTAGATGACCAACCGATTGGTGTTGGAATGACTGCGAAACAAATGAAGCGCAAAAAACCAATTGGTGCAGATTTGATGAGAGACATTGAACCTCTCACAGAAAATCAAAAACTTTTATATGAAGCATATGAAAAAGGTCAACATATAGTTGCTTATGGATGTGCCGGTACAGGTAAAACATTTATTACTCTATACAACGCACTGCAAGATGTTCTAGACGAAAGATCTCCATACGAAAAAATATATATCGTCAGATCTCTTGTTGCTACCCGTGAGATTGGTTTCCTTCCAGGAGATCATGAAGATAAATCTAGTCTTTATCAAATCCCATATAAGAACATGGTCAAATACATGTTCCAACTGGCTACAGATGCAGACTTTGAGATGCTTTATGGAAACCTCAAAACTCAAGGAACGATTAGTTTTTGGAGCACTTCTTTTATTCGGGGAACTACTCTGGACAATGCAATCATTATTGTAGATGAGTTTCAAAACTTGAACTATCATGAACTTGATAGTATAATCACTCGTGTAGGTGAAAACAGTAAGATCATGTTCTGTGGTGATGCTACTCAATCTGATCTTATTAAAACTAATGAAAAGAATGGAATCATTGACTTCATGAAAGTTCTTCGTATTATGCCTTCTATTGATATTGTTGAATTTGGTGTAGATGATATCGTAAGGTCTGGATTTGTTAAAGAGTATATTCTTGCTAAAATGGAAGTCGGTGTATGAGTTTTATTCATCAGAATTTTTTAGGTGATCTTGAGTTAGAAAAAAAAGAACAGAACGGCATCCGCTTGTACAATCTTCCTGATGGACAGTGGGTGCCTTCTATTACTTCAGTCACTTCTTTCTATAATCGTCAAATCTTTGTGAAGTGGCGACAACGTGTTGGTCTTGAAGAAGCAAATCGTATTACAAAGAGAGCAACAGCAAGAGGTACTGACTTTCACCAAGTCTGCCAAGACTATCTGGAAAACAAAGAACTGAACTGGGATGATTATCAACCCATGACAAAGTTTATGTTTTATCATCTAAAACCAGAACTTGATAAGATAAATAATATTCATGCAATTGAAAGGACTCTCTATTCTCAATACCTAGGACTTGCGGGACGAGTTGATTGTATTGCTGAATATGATGGAGAGTTAGCAGTCATTGACTTTAAGACCTCGGAAAAAATCAAACCTGAGGAATGGATTGAAAACTATTTTGTTCAAGAGACATTTTATGCTGCCGCATATTACGAACTGACTGGTAAGGTAGTAAAGAAACTTATTACTTTAATGGTAACTCCTGGTGGAGAAGTCAAGGTGTTTGACAAAAGAAACAAAGGGGACTATATTAAGTTATTAGTTCGTTATATCAAAGAATTTGTACATCACAATACTAGGTCAGATGGAGAATGAATTAGAGAAAGTATTAGAAAGTAAATTCTTCTGCCCGTCTCGTTTTGCTCAAGAGATTGAAGGACTTGTTCATAGTTCAGATATGAACTACATCGATGCGATAGTTCATTTTTGTGAACAGAATAATATTGATGTGGAATCAGTCCCTAAACTTATTTCAAAACCATTGAAGGAAAAGATTAAGTATGAAGCAATGGAACTTAACTTCCTGAAGAAAAGTTCCAGGGCAAAACTAGTTTTTTAATCTGATTTTCCTGCTAAAATTTTTCCGGTAAAAAATCTTTATATTACTTTTTTGAATGATTACTGTGGTTCCTTTTGATGCCTATAAATGCTATCTTTCTTTGAAGAATCACTTCACTAAAGACAGTTATGATTACTTTAAATATTGTGGAAAGAGTCGTGCAACTGTGCAGTCATTCTACAAACGAAAAGATAGAATGTGGTTTGAGAGAGTATCCAGACAAAAATCAGATCAAGAAGTTGTAGAGTTTTTTGTTGCTAACTTTGTCTCTTGTCCTGATCCAGAAACACTTTGGATTGGTGAAATGATGAAAGAGGGTGAAGGTAGATATCAACAGTGGCAAAAGAAGATTCAATCCCTGTCTTATGTTTTTAAGGAAGAAACTCAGCAACTATTTGGGGAAAACAAATTTGAGGATGTTTTCAGTTGTTCTAAAGGACATCCACCCCTACTTAAAAAGTTCCTGAGCGGGAAAATTAGCCTAGAAACCATGGTGATATATGATAGAATATTCCTGTACGGGAACACGTTTGATAAGAAACTCAAAGACCCAGTGTGGGAAACCGTCAGTCGCAGGATTAAAAAATATAATCCTTTTCTAAATATTGATATATTTCGTTTTCGTAAAATTTTGAAAGAGATTATTCTGGAGGATCAATGAGTTTCTTTAGTTCCGAAGTCGTCCGTGCAGAGATGACAGAGATTGCAGAACTTCAAGAGCAAATCTATGGAAACATTTTTAAGTTTCCTACCATGACAAAACAAGAAAAACTTGAACATGTTGAAGTTCTAGAAACCCTTTTAGATAAACAAAAAGTTCTTTACACAAGACTGAGTTTATCTGATGATCCTGAAGCGGTTGAAATGAAAGAACGAGTTACTCAATCTGCAATCATGATGGGTATGCCTCCTGGTACTGATATGAAAATCATTCTTAATAACATGTCTAAGATGCTTGAGGTGATGAAGGAGCAGATTGACAAAACAGGGTCTGACCTGTAGAATAGATGTGGGCTAGACAATCCCTTAAGCAACGTCCAAAAGCCAAATCCTACTAATACGAGGTAATCCGTATGTCTTTTTCAGATCTCAAAAAACAATCCACTCTTGGTTCGCTCACTTCCAAACTGGTGAAGGAAGTTGAGAAGATGAGTACAACTTCTGGAGGTGCTGATGAGCGTCTTTGGAAACCAGAAATGGACAAGACTGGTAACGGTTTTGCAGTCATCCGTTTCCTTCCTGCTCCTGAAGGTGAAGAACTTCCTTGGACAAAGATGTATTCTCATGCATTCCAAGGTCCTGGTGGTTGGTATATTGAAAACTCTCTGACTACCACTGGTCAGAAAGATCCTGTTTCTGAGTACAATCGTGAACTTTGGAATAGTGGTTCCGAAGCAAACAAAGAAACTGTTCGTAAGCAAAAGCGTAAACTGTCTTATTACAGCAACATTTATGTTGTAAAAGATCCTACAAATCCTCATAACGAAGGCAAAGTTTTCCTCTTCAAGTACGGTAAGAAGATCTTTGATAAGATCATGGAAGCAATGCAACCTGAGTTTGAGGATGAAACCCCTATCAATCCCTTTGACTTCTGGCAGGGCGCTAACTTCAAACTCAAAATCGTAAAGAAAGATGGGTATTGGAACTACGACAAGTCTGAATTTGGTTCAGTTGAACCACTACTGGATGATGACGATGCTCTGGAAGCCCTCTGGAAGAAAGAGTATTCGTTGACTGCACTTAGTGCCCCAGATCAGTTCAAGTCTTATGAAGATCTTGAGAAGCGTCTAAAGTATGTTCTTGGTCAGAAAACTTCTCCTACTCAGTCTCGTGCTGTGATGGAGCAAGAAGAGGAACTTGAGGCATATGATCAAACTTCTTCAGTTCAGAATCGTGTAGTGGAAGAACTTGAGCAGTCCTATGCTCGCTCCAAGTCTCCTTCACTTCCTGTAGTGGAATCTTCCGCTCGTCGCCCTTCAGATGATGAAGATGAAGATGATGCCCTGGCATATTTCCAACGTCTTGCTGAAGAGTGATTATTCGTAGAGTTTAATATTATCTCCTCTCTTAAGGGTTTCAGTCTGATATTGACTGGAACCTTTTTTATATGTCATAATATCTTGCATATCATCAATAACGACATTTAGATATCTCGGTTTCAATGTAAATATATTTCTCTTGTCATTTTCAATCTTTTCTTCATACTCATAGTTCGTTACTGGAATTGCAATGTTATTGTAAGTCTCTACGGAATCTATAAAGTAATCATAAAAACTTATAGAATAATCTGGTTGAACTTGAAGTCCTGCAGGTACTATTGTTACTCTTTGACTATTCTTTATTTCAGGTGTTTCGTAATGATGAATACCACTATAAAGAGTTTCATAATCTCCATACTTTCCTAGAAGAAAAGTATCAAATGCCTGCTGAGTCATTGGCCATTCTGTCTGAATGTTCACGACATTATTACAAATAAGAACTAACCAATCAAGAGTTGAATCGCCGTAAACTTTAAATGCGATATTATCCGGACGATCATCTCCTTGTATTTTGTACTTAGTAAAGAATGCCAGATTTTGAAAAATGTCTTCTCTTAATTTCCCTTTCTTAAATAAGTTTTTTACAGGAAAATAATCTCCAATCTTAGCATCTGGTAGTCTGCTAACATATTCAAAATCTGGAACTTGGCGGAAGTATCTTGACATTTTAGTAACCTATATCGGTATCTTTATTTTGATCAATATCTGAGTAATCATCATTAAAGATTGGTTCTAGTTCTTGGAACTGCATTGTGATTTGATAGGAAACCATAGCACCATCAGAGAAGGTTGCATATTGACCTTCTGGAGTGTAGTCAACGGTGAATGATTGGAGAGCACACTCTTTAAACCTATTCAAGAAACTATGTGACTTTCCTATATGAAGATATTCGAGTTGGAATGTATGAGGCGCTTTTAGAAATAGTTGAGATTCTGTTCTTATGGGCGACATTCCTTGCTTGAAAAATCTGATTATTGATCTAATATCTTTTGCTTCATCTTTACTTCTCGCAGATAACTTAAAGGTGAAACTAAATGGTCTTAATGATGGACCATTGAACAGAAGTTCCATGTTTGTGTTATATACTGCTCCCTGAGTTCTTGAGAGCATATTTGTTGTTCCAGATGCTGCTTCTGCAAAATAGTTTGCAAGTCCCTTTCCAACATCTGATGGATTATTTTGAACTCCTTCAACAGCTCCACCTGCAGCTTCTGCTCCTGCTGCTCCACCTCCTGTTATTGCAGCATTTGCGATGTTATACATGTTTGATTGTAGTGGACCTACTTCATTTGATCCCCAGTTAACTGAGTTTGCATCACCTATTCCTGCAGGAATAGGAAGTACAACTACTCCTATTGTGTTTTTATCGTTGATTGCTCTTCTATCTTTAAACGCACTAGTATTCTTATCTTGTGAAGTTTTATCAAGTTCTTTGGGCGAATACTTAACCATTTTAAACTTGATTACATCTTGTTTTGTATCTGCAAGATTCCTTGGATACTTTAGAGGGGTTCCTCCATTTGCTCCAGGAAAAGAATTCCTAGTTCCAGATGCTTCTTTTGATAGTTCTGATTTTAATTGTTGTTCGGCGTCCTCTTGTGTTGTTGCAGTATTTGGACTTCCAGCAGCACTATTTACTACTTGTTTTTGCTCTGCTGTTGCGTTTGCTCCGTATGGATTTAATGACTGAACTTGGTTGGAATATGCCTTACTTTCTGCCGAACTTGGATCTGAAAATGCCTTTTTTTCCGCATCAGTAGCACCGGAGGAAAAAGATCTTGTTGTATTTTTTCCGTTTTTGTCAGTGTTTACTGTAGATACTGCTGTGCTACTAGTCCCTTTAGCATCAGTTCTAAATGTAGTTGCAGACAAAGATCCATCTGCATTTGTTGTTACTGATGTTTTATAATAGTTATTTCCTACTTTAGAAGGATTGCTCGTTGTTGTTGCCATTAGATATGGACTTTTATTTATTTAGACGGAATTTTGCATAAGGTATAGAAAGCATCTCATCAAGTTCATCATATTCAATAACATGAAGTTTTCCAGCAACTTCTTCCCAAGTATAGTTTCTTGATTCTCTCCAGTGGAAGTTGACTGCTTTGAATCCCCACCGTTGCAGTTCCGTACAAGCAATCAATGGGTGTTGATCGTATTCGATGTCTGGAGTTTTTGGATTATAAACAAAAGTATAGAACTTTCCTGGTTCAGGATATAATACTTCTTTTTTTAATACATCCATAATCACAAGCATTAAATCTTCCGGATCTGCCGAACCCAAAGTTGATATTCTTTTTTTCAACTCTTTCATTCTTGGTGGAATGGTTGTATATTTACCGAAACCTTCAGCCATTATTTTAGACCCAACTCTTCTTCTGTGATGACTTTAAAGTCTATAAGTCTATCATCACAAAACTCTTTTGCTGCCTTCCACTTTGCTTGATTTACTGCATAAGTTTTGCACTCATACAGATAAGATTTAGTCACTCTTGATTTTTGTTTTGGTGGCACAGTTTGTTTTTTGGGTTTTACTTCTACCACATATGTTTTAATCTGCCCAGATTGTTCCCTGACTTTTACAATAAAATCTGGAAAGTATCTGTGAACTCTATTATCAACGGGAGATAGGTATGGTATCCAAAACTCCTCACTTCCCCATTCAACAATATTTTCATTTAGGTCACACCAACTACAGAATCTTCTTTCCCAACTACTTCTGCATATTATATTATTTGGGTCTCCTTTATATTTGTTGGGGTATGATGGTTTGTATTTACTCTTAATACTTTCTGCCATTATCCCTACTACATAATATATAAAGACTATCTGTATTTATAAATGCCAAGGGCAAAAACTTTAGCAGAAATAAAAGCAAACCTACTTAGACCTGCCCTAACTTCTCACTTTGAAGTTGAGATTCCTCAACCAAGTGGTAGTAACTGGACTGAGTTTTTGAACAACAATGTTCCCAACCTTGGACCATTGGGAATGGATAAGATAAACTTTTTATGCAGTGAGGCAACTTTACCTGGATCTAATCTAGCTACTTTAGAACTCACAAGCGACTTTCACGGAGTTACGGAAAGACACGCTTATAGAAGAGTTTATGATGATAGAATAGATTTAACTTTTTATGTTGATGCCCAGAACTATACACCTATTCGTTATTTTGAAACTTGGGTTAAGTATATTGTAGATGAAAGTATTTCGGAACAATCTGACAAGGGTGCTGGATCTCAATCTATGGAATATTTTTATAGGATTAGATATCCTGATGATTATGTTTGTAAACAGGGACTTGTCGTTAGAAAATTTGAGAGAGATTTTGAGAGCACTGGTAATACTTTAGAATATCAATTTATTGGAAGTTTTCCAATCAGCGTTTCTTCAATGCCAGTTTCTTATGATTCCTCTTCATTGTTAAAGTGTACTGTGTCAATGACATATCTTAGATATGTTTTGGTTCAAGGTACAAAATCAACTGAAAGTCAGTCTCAACAACCAGCAACTCCAGAACAACAAGCAGCATTTAATAATGCTCAGTTCAGTACAAGTGATGCTACCTTACCTGGCCTTGAGGGTGCGGGTGCTTTATCAACTGGTGGAGTTCCCACTTCTGCAGCGAATGCTTCTGGTAATTCTATTGATAGAAGAGTTGAAGCAGGACTCCCATATGTTGGAAGAAATACAGGACCTACTGCTAGATTTGCTGGTATATAAAAAAAAGAGGGTCCGAAGACCCTCTTTTACTTTTGAAAATCTTGATCCCAACCCTCTCTTACACTAGCTGGTGGGGTTGGGATGACGGATGCAAATGCATATGCAAATGCTAATATAGCACAGTAACCAATAAGAGTATACTTTAGAAGTTTAATCATCTTTTTTAGAGGTTCCAATCGTGCCAAGAGCACCGGTTACTGCAATCAAGTTTGCCAATAGAAACCAGTTTCCTTCTGCGGAGACATTTAACCGATGTCGCATCTCTTCATGATGAGCTCCCACCGCAACTGCTTTTTCTAATGCTTGCATATCACGAATTCCCCAAGAAGCAAAGTAAGTTGAAAGACCAACTCCATAAAGGAATACTAGACTAAAAAAGAACCGACGCATTGCCTTAGTTATTTACCTCCTTATTATAAGGCAAAACGGTCTTGCTTGGTGGTGTGAGTGGACACTTTTTCTTCTGTCCACGCCCTATAAATAATCACACCTGAAAAATCTATAGGACATTATGCCTTTACCAAAGATTGCAACACCATCATATGAACTTGAATTGCCATCAACAGGAGAAACAATTCAATATAGACCTTTTCTTGTCAAGGAAGAAAAACTACTTGTGATTGCTTTAGAAAGCGAAGATACAAAGCAAATCACAACAGCAATTAAAACAGTCATTAAAAACTGTATTCTAACCAAGAACATTAAAGTAGAAGCACTTCCTACATTTGATATTGAATATTTGTTTTTAAATATTCGTGGTAAGTCTGTTGGGGAAGAGATTGAAGTTAATATTATTTGTCCAGATGATGGCGAAACACAAGTACCTGTGAAAATAAATCTTGATGATATTCAAGTTCAGAAAAATGATGAACATAGTAAGAGAATCAAAGTAGATGAATCTATTATGATGGAAATGAAGTATCCATCTTTAGATCAGTTTATTAAGAGTAACTTTGATTTTAATGATAAGAATGCAATGGATCAATCATTTGATTTAATCGCATCTTGTATTGATAAGATTTTTACTGAAGATGAAGTTTGGGCTACCGCTGATGTTTCCAAAAAAGAACTTGGCGATTTTCTAGAGTCAATGAACTCTTCTCAGTTCAAAGATATTGAAAAGTTCTTTGAGACTATGCCCAAACTTTCTCATACTATTAATGTTAAAAATCCAGTAACCGAAATTGAAAGTGAAGTTGTGCTTGAGGGCTTAGCATCTTTTTTCGCATAGGGATGGTCCATATGGACCTTGAAAATTATTTTCGTTTAAATTTTTCGTTAATGCAGTATCATAAATATTCATTAACGGATATTGAGAATATGATGCCTTGGGAACGAGACATCTATGTTGCTTTATTACAACAGCATCTTGAAGATGAAGAGTTAAAACAAAAACAACAGATGAGCAATGCCCATTTCTAATCAAAAAGAAGAAATTGATGTTAGAATTTTAAGGCTCATCGGGCTTGATGATGTTTTTGATTTAGATTATGAAACTTATCTGACTCTTATTAAAGAGGCAATGGTCAAGGGTAGGATGACCAAAAAAACAATTCCTACCGAAGAGGTTATGCTTTTAACTGATGAGTATAAAAGAGTTAAAAGCAAAAAAGACAAAGGTAGATTTGAAGTAAAGAAGAAAAAGATATCTGGCAAATCATTTACTGTTGGTAGCGTAAAGGGAAAAATAGCAGGAACAGCAACTAAAGCTCTACCTGGAACTTCTATTAGTGCTTCTCCATTATCTAAAAGTTTAGAAGGTAATATTTCTGCAATCACTTCTGCCATAGTTTCAATAAGTGATACTTTAAGGCAACAGAAAAAAATATCTGATGATGCATCTGCTTATGATAAAAGAAAAGCAGAGCAGGAAAAAAGAGGACTTGCTGAAAGTAAACTTGAAAAAAGATTTGAAGGTTTAAAGAAAATTGCCGAAAAAATAATAGCGCCGGTAAAATCTTTACTTGATAGGGTAATTGAATTCTTTACAAATATCATACTTGGAAGAATAGTTTATAAACTTGTTGAGTGGTTAGGTGATCCTAAAAACGAAAGTAAAGTTAAGTCCATTATTCGTTTTGTAAAAGATTGGTGGCCAGCACTTATTGGTTCTTATATTTTATTTGGAACTTCTTTTGGTAGGCTAACTTTAGGTTTAACTAAAATGATAGGCGGATTTATTTTCCGCATTGGTAAAGTTGCCATACCATCTATATTAAAATTTATTGGCAAGAATCCTAAGGCAGCTGCAGCCGTTGGGTTGTTTACTGCAGGAGCTACAATACCTGCAATGTTCCCTGGAACTGTTGATGAGCAGGAGAGAAAAACAAAATCAAAACCTGGGTCAACGGAAGATAAAATAAGAGCATTAGAACAGCAAAAAGCTAATCTAAACATCTTCCAAAAAATGCAAGGTGTTGGATCTGAAATTGATGAGCAAATATCAGTATTAAAAACGGGACAAACAAAATCTTATGGATTTTCTGGTGGTGGGTTTGCCAATGGATTTGTAAGTGGGGAAAAAGGTGTAGATAAAATCCCCGCAATGCTTAGTGATGGTGAGTTTGTTATGTCTCGTGGAGCTGTAGAGACATGGGGACTTGGAACTCTAGAGGCAATGAATGCTGCCGGTGGAGGAACTAACAAACCAAAAATTGTTAGGGGAACTACTTATGCTGCAGGTGGAGGTGGAATAGGTAATATTGGTGACATGAGAAAACATGTTATTGATATTGATAGCTGGTTTAGAAGTCAAGGTATAAATGTTCAAGATCCAAAAACATATACTGGATTTTTAGATAAGTTGTCCAGGCAAGTTCAATCTTCAGTTGGTGGATCTTTGTCTGGCATTGGAAATGCTGGAATGAATATTGCAGCACAAAGTCAAAAGTATTTGCAGGGTGGTGGACTTCAAAAAGACATATCTAAACTCATGCAGTCTGGTACTCAATTTGGTGCCGGACTTTATGATCAAGCTTTGAAAGTTGGGAATCAAGCATTATCTGATATTCAATCTGGTAAGATACAAAAGAAAGCGATGGATGCAGCTAATACGGCTGCGGGGATTCCTAAAAAAGCAGGTGTTGGATTTTTTGATGCCTTTAAGAAAATGGGTTCATCAAAAACATATCAGCAGGGCGCTGCTGGAATGGAAAAGGTTCAGGACAAGATGATTTCTCTTGGCGACAAGTTCATCCAAAAATTGCCAGATGGTCCATTCAAAGAAATAGCTGATAAAGGATTAATACCGATTCCAAGTGGTAATGCTACTATGATGAGAAATTTGACTTTTATGAAAGCTCTTCTGGGTCCTGTGGGAAGACCTTTTAAAATTCTTTCTAATAAGGAAGTTGATGAAATGAGACAAAAGACCATAGAAAAAACTATGGGCAAAAGTGGATTAGATGTTGACCCTAAAACGGGGCAAGTTAGAATGAACTGGAATCAAGAAGACATCAATAAGGGAGCAAAAGGTGGGGGTGCATATACAGATGATCTTGGACCAAGAGGAGCTTCTTTTAATTCTATTCTTGGAAGATTTTCTGCAAGTACAAAACCTGGCGGTGGAAATACTCTCTATAGTGATGATAGATATAACTTCAATAGAACTGTAGCTGAGTATGCAGAACTAGCAAAACAAGGATTAATGAAAGGTTCTGTAAGTGATGCAACATATTTTGGGGCATCTATGTTGGGGAGATTTGCCCAAGATATAGGTTGGCTGAATCAAAGGGCACTTGGCAGTGAAATTAAGATAGGAACTGTTAATAGGAATAGTTTAGATCCCAAAACAGGAAGACAAAAGACAAAAGCGCAAATGGCAGCAGAGCAATCTAAAATGAGAGCTGAAGCTACTAAGCTTGCTAAAAAGAGATCTAACGAAGAAAAAGTCAAATCTCAAAGACCTTGGTATGATAAGTTGGGTTGGTTTGGGGGAGGATCAAAAGCAATCAAACAAAAACAAGCACAGATAGCAGCAACAAAACCCAAGTCTGCTGCCATTAATAAATCAGTAAAACCTAAACCAAAAGTTACTTATGTGAAACCCAGAGGTAATCAGTCTACATCCTCTAGAGGAGGAAGTTCAAAAACTAAAGTCCCTAATTTTAATGCAACTACAAATGGAATGAGATCAAAACAACAAACTCTTGGGATGATGAGGTAATAAAAAGATGGCAATCAATGCTCAAAAGTTTTTACCATCATCGAAAGGTGGTGTACTTGCTAAAGTTAATAAGACTAATATTAAAGGATCTTCCTCTGTTGTTCTAAATGAAAACTCCGCAAAGAATATAGGAGTTATTAAAGTTAAAGTAATTGAAATTGATAGTATATTGAAGGGAACTTTAGCCTCCGAAAAGAAAAAGTTAAATGAGGCAAAAAAACAAGAAAGTTCTAAACGACGTGAAAAGATAGAAGAAAAGTTAGAGACAAAACCAAAGGTAGAATCTGGTAATGTAAAAATGCCAAGTCTTCCTAGAATGGGATTTTTGGACTGGGTAAAAAACTTTATAGGTAATGTTATCTTAGGATATTTTGCTGTAAGATTAGTAGATCATTTGCCAAAAATAATTCCTATTGTCAAATTTTTAGGACAAGCAACAGACTTTGTTCTTAATATTGGTGGAAAACTTTTAGATGGACTTGTAACTTTTGTTGATTGGGGTTATAAAGCTTATGATGCAACTAGAGGATTTGTAAAAAATCTTTTTGGTAATGATGGCGTAAAACAGTTTGATCAACTTTCTGGATTATTAAATCAGTTTTTAAATCTTGCTATCATTGCAGGAATGGTTGCCGCTGGAT